ATCTTTCTATTGAGCTTTAAAATGGATTATTGTGTTTAAATCATCAATTTAAAAAGCTTGCCTAGTAGGCAAGCTCCCCTTTTTTTGATATTTGCGCTGATCAATAAGGTTTAGTGTTACTTAAAGCAACACACTGATAATACTGAAATATTTAAAAATAAAAAAGCCCACTTCCTATTTTTATTCAGAAATGGGCTTAGCGAAAAAAAACGCTTAGACCTGAAATAGGAAATATCTATTCGGAAATATCTCCAACTTCATATTGGCATAATATTTAAGCACTAGCAATAGGGATTGAATTAAAAATATTAAATATTCATATTTAAATAGATAAAGATTTCTTTTTAAATAGTTTTATTTTTAGCCTACATAATTTTTTTACTTATCAAGAGTTATAAAGAATATGTGCCCATCAATAGGTAATACTTAATAAGGTCTTATGTGTAGTAACCATTAGGCTCTAGAGACTAAGAACTCAAACTGACTAAAAATAAAAAATAATTAATTTTCAATATTAATGATCATATACTGCAAAGTTATGTATATTCCAACTTCTCCATTGTTGAGTGCCTCATATAAGTCTTCATCAACGAAATCTCCAGATTCATCATATAGCCATTTATGAATTTGAATAATTTGTATATTCCCTTTTTTGTCTATTCTTGCTATTGGGTCTATTACGGACCGAACTATCACCTTCTTCTTCGTCTTAACATCGAGCAATGTGATAATTGTCATTTTAAAATCCTTATAAATATCCTGTATAACAACTACTCTCAATCAATAAAGATTTTTATATTTAAATTACTTAAATAGCAATCTTTTCAATCTAAAAAATAAATTAAAAACACTTCAATAGTATGTGCCTATTAGAAAAGATACCTTAAATATTCTAGTAGCAATAAAAAACCGCTTTAAGGGCGGTTCATCTAAAATTCACAGGTACTTAATGAAGATTTTTTTTCTGTCTTTGCATCTTTCTGGGCTCACAAATTTTTCCAATAAAGTTAGTTAACCACAAAATACTTTCTTCACGATCTTCAAAATGAGGTATAAGGCTTAAATCTACTTTTATTTTGCGATCAGCTAAAGGCAAACTTAAACAATATTCAAAGTCTATTGAGCTGTACTTCAATTTGAGTTTTTTTTCTGCAGCTTGATTCTTTATCTCAGCCATAATGCGATTTAGATTAACAATCAAATTATTTGAAATTTTATTATTTTCATATACCCGTTCGTAAACTGTCTCAGCTACATCAATGTAATTTATTAGCTCTACATTCTCATTCATAGCATTTGTACTCCGTTTTTTTAATTATTCTCCTAAAATCATGTTTATTTGAGTTACCTAATGCATCATCTAAGTAAATATTTTTTAAATTCGATTAATTTAATTTTAAATAAATTATTGAATTAATAATATAATTATTGGATTTTATAATATTTTTATACATCTTTATCCTTAGCAAATTCAATTAAAATTTAATTAAAAGCCCCGCCAATAATCGATATTTAGCGGGGCCGTTTGTGCCGTAATACGTCCGGCAAACGATAAAACTAGTTTTTAGGTGCTCTAAGGATATTTAGAACTTTCTCAGACATATCATGTAAGTCAGATCCAATTGGCAACCAGAAATGGAACACCGTATTGTCGCGGTTAAAAACTTGCTTGTAGTACTCAGTTTTAAATGATGGGTCGATATCAGATGCTTTAAACAATCTTCCTTCTTTTTCTATAGTTTGCCCATCTAACTCACCACCAACACAAATATTCATAATCTATTCCGGCTGACTTTCTAATGCTTCTTTGATTGCAAATTCAATTCTTTCTTTAATTAATTCTTTAAATATGAAGAATGTTTCATCCTTATTGCTGATAGGATTTTTTAACAATCTAGGTTCATACACCTGTTCGCGTAGTGGATTATTATAAGGATCAGCAATCAATCTTGGAGATTGTTCGTACCACTGACCATGTAAGCAACCGCCTACACATAGCCATTTTCCACCTTTATTAACCATAAATGCCTCCTCTTCGAAGGCTCTTTATAACATAAAAAGCAAAAAGCCCACCTACTTGGCGAGCTTTTAAAAAATTTTGGTGCAACGCTTATAACTTCGTCCCACCATATCACAAATCTAAACCAAGTGTGCTGCACTGTCAAGATTGCAACACCTCAATTTTTCCATCCAAATATGCCAAGCCTTTATCAATCTCAGCACGTACTTTTGCTTTACTACATCTATGTACATTGGCAATTGTTAAATACGACCAATTATTTTCATAGTAAAGTATTAAAAACCAAGCTCTTTCTTGTAGAAATTCCCTATTATCGTTATGCATTTTAGCCAAGAGTTTACTTACTTCAACTGCCTCATAATCTTCAATTTCGCATGGCATAGAGACCTTACTTGATCTAATTCTAGTTGTGTCATTTTGGTCAATTAAACATGCTAGAGGATTAGCAGAAACTTTAGATTTTGTTGATCTTACCCATAGACCATATTGTTCCAACCATTGATGAGCAGAACGTTTAGACCAGTCCATTGTCTTGTTATTAACTTTTGCATTCATGTTTAAACTTCCCTCACATCAATATTGTGAACTGTTTTCATCAGGTGTTTTTTATTTCGGTAACTCGGTAGCTTGCGTGTAGCTATAGACTTCACATCTTCAACAACGTATTCACCTGCTGTCGTGAAATAAGTGAAATCGGCAAAATATCTAAGTGCTGGTTTAGCTCGTTTCTCCCCTTCTAATTTTGTCTTCGGTGCCAATTCAAATTTTGTGTGATGCTGCAATTCTTTAATTTCACCTCGTTGTTGTAGAGCCTTTAGCTCGATATACCGTTTGTATTCTTTAGTACTGTCAAAAGTCATTCCATCCAATTTAATTTTCGAAGCATTAAACTTGTTTCGACCCTTTTTAACTTTTTGAGCTTTCGGACATGTTGCGCGGTAATCTGCAAGGCTCATTGATGTCATTTAGGCTCACCACCATTGAGCACTTGCTCTAAAGCTTTAAAGGTTCGAATCATTGCCATTTGTAGAAATTCATGATTGCCGCGCATGTCCCCTTCAACATACTGCAAAGCATATTGAGTCTCCTTTAATGCCCCATCTAAACGCTTTTGCAATTCCACTACTTTCGCTTGCAGGTGCTGCCATACAAGGTTGTGTTGATAAACATTTTCTCTAATGTACGTATCTTCATAGCGTTCAAATAGATTAGCGGGCGGAACAAAACCATAAGGCTTGTAATATGTATCTAAGTACCACTGCTCAAACTCTTCCATCACACATCCTCCACTTTGCAATTAGCGTAGGTCTCAAAGAAGAACTTTACAGGCTCGGATTTAATTTCAATCAGTCCAAATCGAAGTAAATGACGAGCATGTGTGCTATCGCGTAGTAACTGCACATCACGGTAATGTGTAAGCATTTTTCGCCACCCTTCCAGCGGCATAGACGATTTGTTTGTATTGCAAGGAACACATGCAGGGTTCATGTTTTCTAAAGTGTCGTTTTGCGGTCTAGTCATTTCACCCGTAATTAACTTACCGCCACCAACATGAATTAAATCTCGCTTCACTGCTTCGATATGGTCTGCATGCCACTTATCGCCAAGCAACTCACCACAGTAAGCGCAATGTCCACCAAACTTTTGTTTTAGCTCAGCACGTTGCTGTTTAGTTAACTTCATCGGCTATGCTCCACTTTCATACCGTCAAACTCTTGATCAATTACGGCCATACCGCGCACTACAGCTGCTTGTGAAGGAAGCTTCTTAAAATCAATAGTGTTTACTTCATGGCAGTGTTTGCACATAAACTTATTTTTCTTTTCAAGCTTTGCCTGTATTTCACGGACCTCTGCCAGCATTCTGTTATTACGTTGGGTGACTTGATTCAATTGGTCTAAATATTTGGCAATCCATAAAACTGGATTAAGTTTTGTTTTGCAGTCCATACAAAGGATCTCATTATCTTCCTTTGATATTTGAATACGCCCGTGATCACACTCCACAATCTCATTTCTACGTGTGAACTTGATAACTTGATTTTGTTCATCAACATGAATCACATGCTTATCTTGGAAATGGCTCATACATTCGCCCCATCAATTAGCTGAAGAATATTTCTAGGAATCGGCATACCTTCACGGCGGCACATCTCTGCATATTCATGTGGATTATCGAAAGGATCTGGACCTAATTCTTTTGCAAGTTCAGGCTCTTTTTCTTTTGCCTGAAGTTTTTGTACTGGTGCTGGTTTACGACCATTGATTTTTAAACGTTCCATCAATGATTTGAGATGCTTTTGCGCTTCGTCATTGCTCACAGGAACGTGTTTAGGTTCTTTGTGTTCTAGTTGTAGCGGTGGAGTGTAAAACTCTTGCTGACGACCTTTCAATTGAGCTTTAGCCACCATCACGTTGTAGGTTCCGAAGAAATTATCTTGAGCTGCTCGCATTTGGCCGGCTTCGATCAAATACATAACCTCGTCTAAGGCGTACTTAGTGATTTGGGTAATAACCACGGAACGGTCAGTTGTAAACTTACATGCGCGAGACCAAGCTTCTTCTGGAGACATCCAACTTTCACCGATACACCAGGTGCGAAACTCGGCAAATGACGGCATAAAGCGTCCACCTGCTGTAAGTAA